CATCATATGCCCAACCGATGATAGGAGAGTGATACGAGTTAGTTCCCTCAATACCACCACTCAGTGTCAAGTCTGCAATACCATACTGAGTCACACCTGAGGAGTCAATGACATAGGTGGTTTCTCGCAGAGGTCTTGGTGCATAGACGTGACAATACTCTAGTGAAGTATCATCAATACTCTCACTCACGAAACCATCGTCACCTTCGATGTTATCAAAGTTTCTCTCAAATGTATTGATATTCCAATCTCTAATAATAGCGTCAGCTACACCGAACTTACCAGCTGCCTCAACTGTGATATTAGTGGCACCTGGAACATAGTCCTGTCCGGGTCTCATGATTTGAACAGAGGTGATGACACCGTTATCAACGATTGGTGTGAGTTGACAGAAGTTACCTTCACCAGTGACAATCAAGTTGGGAGGTGAGTTATATCCAGTACCACCTTCATTGACAATAACATCAACAATACGTCCGTTACTTACGATAGGAGTGAATTGTGCACCACTGCCACTATTAAAGTTGACGTTTGGTTGTCTGTTGAAGTTGACGATCTCAGAAGAACCATAACCTACACCACTTGAGGTAAGGTCGATAGCCTGAATAGAACCTCTGAAGAGTGGTTGAACCTTACACTGGAAGTCTTGTCCAGACTCAGTGGTGATGCCAATCGTACCTTTGACAGAAACTTCAATAGGAAGATAGTTGAAACTACCGTTACCGGTGGTGAATGTATCAACCAGAATATCATTATCATAGAAGTATCTCTTATCAGTGATACCAGAACCCACCAGAGACAGTGAGAAGGTGTCGTCATCAATCTTACGGATATAGTATTGTTCAGTTGTAGAGAGACCTACGATACCACTAGATGTAGTGGAGTACTTAACAATCTCTGTAGAGTTGTATCCGTGGTTAGGAATCGTGAAACGACCTTGTGCCGTGTTGATTCCAGATAAAGGAATAGTTCTTTGGTTGTTCTTATAACCTTCACCAGGGTCAGTGATGTAGATAGAAGAAACAATACTTCTACCACCAACTGCAACAATCTGTTGAGTACCAGTTCCGAAGGAAGTGATATCCACAGTATTGATTCCAGCTCTTGCATTTTCTTCAGAGGTATGAAGTTTGATGGTTGAAGTATCAACTAATTCAACATAGTAGTATGCGTTAGTAGTCAGACCAACGATAGGTGTTCCATCCTTAGCGTCATAACTTACCTTATCACCAAGGTCAAGTTTATGGAAGGTTGTGAAACCAATAGTGTTGTTACCAATATCAATTTGTCTAGCTGTCAGTTCAGAGTTGAAGGACAACACATGAACAATACTGGTCATATTGACTTCAGCTTTAGCCTCACGAGCAGGGCTACCACCAGTGATAGTTACAGTGGGAACATCAACATAACCAAAACCACGGTCAATCAGATTGATACCAGACAGTTGTCCGTTGATTGATACAGTTCCTTCAGCACCAGAACCTGCCGTATCAACGATCTCAAGTACAGGGGGATTGACAATATCATATCCCTCACCTGCACTAGTGATCTCTAGAGATCTCAAGTCACCATACTTCAGGGACTCACCAGACTTGTAGTTGAGAATCTCAACACCGTTGATGAGAATACCGTTGTAGCCAGGTTCTGTGAGGTAGTTTCCAGACTTGGTATCAGGTACCAGAACTTCTCTGACAATACTTTGTGGTTCGAGTTTCTTATTGAAGAAGTCAAAGAAAATAAACTCGTTATCTACTACGTCACCAACTAGATTTACATACTTACTAGAGTAGATGTCAGACCTAGACCTGGACAGTTTGATACTGTTCTGATTAACTCTGTAGACATAATAAACATTACCATCAACACCGTCGAACTTACTTTCGGTTTCTTTTACAATCTCAATACCGTTAGGTGAGATAGTAACGTCTCTGATAATACCTGGCTTGTAGATGATAGCATCACCAGTCAGGAAACCATGGTCGATATTATTTGTAAGGACAAGAGTTTGGTTATCTGACTCTGGAGAACCAGAGAAAGTAATCTTCTTATCATATGGGTCGGTGAAAGTATCGGAATAGTTGGGGAGTGAGTTAGATGCAACTGCAACATCACCGTTGAACTTCTGATAAACGTTCTGAATATTACCAACAAAACTATTCAGATAAGGATACTTACCTGAGTTACCTTTGAGAAGTTGGTTCTCAACTTTATTGTATGCAATACTTCCGACGTTTGCTGCCAACTTTGCGACAAAGATAAACTCACCAGAAGATCTTGTAACCTGGCCAGGAAGTTGGAGTCCACTGTTACTGATAAGAATGATATTGTATCCAGGTCTCAGGAAGTGATTGTCCTTTACAGTAATCTGATATGACAATTCAAGTTCGTCAATCAGGTCAATACTTTCAATATTCCACTGAGTCTTAACGTTGGAGTACCAGTTCTGTGATCTCTCGTCACCTCTTACAATACCCAGAGACTGAATATTGATAGTATCATTTTCATTATAAAAATATGAGTTCTTATTTAACTTAAACTCTTTGAGAGTTGATGTAATTCTAACTTGAACAGGATTAGATGTATCAAGACCAACGTACCCATAGGAGTTATCGTCAAGTCTAATATCGATCTTCTGAAGGTATTCCTCATCTACACCAGAACAATTAAAGAACTGGTTGATATTCTTTCCAGTATATGCAATAGCAACTTGATCACCAATAGAGTTTTCGACAATCAGTTTACCGGTTTGTGGAAAACCAATAGTAGAATCAACATCGATGATAGTTGCACCCACTCCGATGTTGTTGAGGATCTTAGTTTTGGGGTTAGGCTTGAACTCACCAAATACTGAACCTTTTACACTGATATCTCTTGCAAAACCATAGTCGATTGCAATCTGATAATATTGTCCTTGATCATAATTGATCTGTTGAACATCAGAAACAGAACCTCTAGCTCCTGTGGAGTCTTGGAACAAAGTAAGGTTCTTGAGAAGAAGGGGGTCACCTGTGATCGATTCAACTACAAAGTCCTGTGTAACTTTGTAATCTGCATCAGAAGGTCTGAACAAAAACTCACTTGGTTTGATAATATCTACTTCTTCACCATAGAGAGCTCTGAAGAGAATCTTGAATGACTGGTCTGTACCCTTTGACTTATAGAAACTATCAACGTTATACAGGAAGTTTCTTTGATCAACACCGTCAAAGAGTGGTCTCTCATTGAAACCAGGTGCAATCTGATTTTTTACCTTCTTGAAAAACTCTTGAAGGAAGATAATATTGAGGTTGTGAATAGTTGTGCCACTTGTATGTGCGGCAATCTGTGTGGTTTCAAAAGTAAGTTGGTCTGGTTTGTTACCAGAGACATATGTTGTAATACCACTGAACCCTCTGGTGCAGTTTACGAATGAGTTATTGGTGATAGATTCATAATGAATGATCTCATCGTCAATCTTGATAAGACCATTGGTTTCAGGGAAACCTTCTGTGAAGTTTGTGAGAGCTGCAGTGGGGATCGTGGTGGCAGTGTAATCCAGATCACCATTCAGTGTAGTTGAGGTCTTGAGTGAAAACAGTTCATCTATCTTTACATACTGATCGATATTTTGGATCAGATCAAAGGTTCCACCCTGATATTCCTGGGATTTGTAATATTGTTTAACAAACTCTGGAAGAAGAGGAAAGTCTTCCAGAACATATCTAGGAAATTGATTCTCAACAATATCCTGAAACTTAACTCTATCTACTGCCATTGTCGATTAGTAAGAATATGAACTGGATGAGGATGAACCTGTTGATGCTGGTGGAGTGTAAGTGGGAGTGGAAGGTGAAGGTGTAACTGTAGGTGTAGAAGATGGAACAACTACATTAGGATTAACTCTGTTAGAGATAAGTGTAGCTCCTGAGTCCACAACTTCAGAAGTTTCACCAGAAGAAACAATAGGAGTTCTTCTCACCAACTTACTTGAGTAACTAGAACTTACAATGTAGTTGGTTCCAGATACATCTGCCCCAGACTCAATACGGTCTGGCAACATATTTACCTTCATATTAAAGGTATCTAATTGAAGATACAAATCTTGTAGTCCAATCACATCATTTGAAAAAGGTGTAGCCGAGATCTCGATTAAGTTAGTTCCACGGAATACATCCGTTTGAATAATATTGATTGGGTTCAGTTTGATTTCACCTTTCATATAATCAATAGTACCAATTGATCTTCTCAGGATAACTGGTTCAGTAGGAGAATTGAGTTTGAACAGGAAGATAGTTCCAGTCTTCAAATCAAAGTTGGGGTTGTCTCCAAGATAGACAGTATCTGAGATACCACTAATCTTGAAACCTGAAGAACGAATGTTATATCCAATCGATCCGTTATGTGTTCCGTGTCCGTGATTGTTAATCTGGAAACGATTTCCGAAACAGATCTCATATTCAGTGAACTGATTCATAGTGGCTTCCATGTCTCTTCTGATATCCACAATCGTGATATTAGAAGTAACTGACTCGTGACTTTCGTCTACAATTCTTTGGAACTTACTATATTTGAATCTTGCCCCAAACTTATTTAACTCAGTTGAATTAGCGTAGGTATTTGTATTCTGAGTTACCAAGGAAGATACGAAAGTGGCGTTGGGTGCCATATTGGAGTTGTAGTATACTTGAGAGTCAGTCTCAACATACAGATACTTCAGGTCAACGATCTCTGTGATAATACCTGCAACTGAATACTTGTTGATCTGTCTCTTGATATTATTTTTAATATCACTTGAGAGGAAAACACCGTTGGTAGGTTTAATACTCACAAAAACCTTACCGTATTGTGGTGGTGTCAGTTCTTCTCCACCAAAGGCCGAAATAGATTCAGTCTCAGGATAGATGGTAGGAACGATAGCTTCAAAGTCTGCTGCTGTGACTGCCCTGTTCTGTGAGGAGTAGATCTGAGTTGCGTACTTCTTGACTGACTCAACACTCTCAATCGAACTTCCACCATAGGAAGGTTCGTTCACTGCCACAAGGGACACACCAGCGGTGATAGCGTTATTGTTGTTATCTCTCAGTGTTCCTGCGTATCTAAGGTTTGAGATACCGTTACCGTCTGCACCGTTACAACTAATATACTTCACTTCAATGAAGTTTGGTTCCTGTAGTGCAACACCAAATACACCGTCACCAAACATTACCTCATATCTCTCGGAATCAATCTCCTGAAGATAATATATGGGGGTCTCAGGACCAACACCGAACAGACTATCAAACTGGTTGAAGATACGTGTGACAGTCGAGTTCTCCGATTCCTTGACACTGACTCTCAATAGTGAGGTGTCAATACCAGAGTTAGGGAGAATAAACTTTTGAGTTTGGTTTCTAGATGATACAGTGAAGGTTTGAACTAGGTATGAACCTTCATAGACATCAATATTGTTAAAGGTAGCTTGACCGTTTGAATCAACGGGTACAGTGATATCGTTAGGAATAGAGAAAGTAAAGTTATCTGATCCTCTTACCGTCTTAGAAGATACTGCGACGATACCAGCCTTAAGTGTAACTAACGTTGCTGATGTGTTTTGTACATCAACCTCAAAAGAAATATTACTTACAGAAGCCTTTCTAGACCTTGGAAGATAACCAACGTTTCTTGCCAGAGATACCACGTTCTCTCTCAACGTAGCACTATCGATGAACACCTCGTTAGTCACCATATTGGTGTTATACGAAGTGATATACGTGTTATATGCTAGAGTATCGATTATCGTTGATAAGTTCGATCCTTCAAAATCATAGTCCGTGAAGTTTGAGTTAGCACGAAGATAGTCTTGAATGGATGCCTTGATTTGATCGAAATCTAGATTACTAAAATTAACTAGAGGCATTTTACCTGGTTAGCTCTAAGGCGAATGAGAGTTGTTGTGGTTCGACTTCAATACCAATAATCTTAAACTTAATAACGATGTCATATGCGTTGTCATCGTATTGAGGTGTAACTATTACATCGAGTAGTTCAACTCTTGGTTCAAAAGTGTTGATAGTGTGTTCAATTTCAGATCTAATGTTCATAGATGTCATTTGATCCATGGGATCAAACAACAGACGAGATACCCCAGAACCCAAAGTAGGGTTGAAAGGTCTCTCACCAGGCACCGTCATAATCAAATTACGAAGAGAACGAGCAATGGCACTTTGGTTAGTTGCAACAATCAAGTCATCCGTTATAGGATTAACTTTGAATGTTGCACTAATATCTTTGAACCCTTGACTTATCCTTTGAACAGGCACTTAGTGATACAACAAATCTTACTTTATTTAGACCACTAATCTTCAATTAATGTTATCTGTTCAGAGCCGCAAGTACAGATGTGATCAGGGTGAGAACAATCACTTGTTTCAAAAAGTCCATCAGTATTTTGTTGTCTCTTATTCTTTGGA